CCAAGAAACGCCCTTTTGGCCCCAGTAAGCATGTGTTCACCGTTGTTAAGGTAGTTTAAAATGTGCACAATTTCAAAGTTCCTTAACCCGCTAATGCTTTCCTTTCCGTACGGAAATGGCTTTTCACTTAGGGCGCTTTTAGCCATCTCCAATCCGCCAGCTCTCTTAACGATCTGGTCGGCATTGTATTCACGAGAATACTTGTCCCATGTACGGAAAAGTGATACTGCTTCGAAGAATTTCGGATGCCAGCGTGCGGTTTCAAGTTGTTGCCACCACCGCAAAGTATCGTCATAACCATTCCATGAGCCACTTTTGCGAAATCGCTCATAGCTAAGCATGCCGTTCAGAACACGCATTAGAGGTCTGACATGTACGGTGACACCGTTTACACGGTATTCTTTGGAGTGTACGTTCTGAAGGTAGTACACTTGCTCACGTGAAACACCACCTTTGTCTGCACTGACGCGCAAACCAAGTTCTAACATGACCTTCTCATTCTCTTCTAATGACCAGGGGTTTTGAAACGAAACGACACCGTCGTCACCCTGAACTAGGTGAACCAGAATCTGGTTATTCGTTCTGATTGCCACATACTCCATAGCAATCAGTTGACAGATACTATCAATCAGGTTTGTCAAACCACTCCCTGAAGTCATTCCTCCATCCCGATCAATCAATATCCCCTCTGGAGTAAGGAGACCTTGTGTGAGAAGAGCACGTTCACAAAATGAAATCAATGCATGATCCGAATCTTTGAACCAGGATTTCAGGATATCATACGCTGCCCTAATCAATTCCCTTGGTAGTGAGGCATCATAACCAGAGAAATCAACAGACCAAACGTCCTGAATAGCGGTATCGAGCACTTTAGTAACCGCTAAATCCACCGCCTCGAGGCTTACAATGGCGGAGAAGCTGATATCAGATCTTAATCGTTCGAGAAGTGGGATCTGAATCATCAACTCTAAGCAGTTCTTCCAATGAGTGTCACCCCATACGGTCCTCTGCTTAGGAATTTCGCCTATTCCCCTTGGCTGTGCGCGCCAGTATAATATGGCTGGGTCCACACTAACGCGAAAGTTCTCACGTATAACTTGCTGGGCATACGCTTTTACCTCGGGTAGATAGCGCTTATCGCTACTCACCCATGGCAACCCCAGATTCGTTCCTCGCGGCATGCTATCGAATGCGGTGTTTAGAGACGCTGTGGACAACTTGCCGTGAACCCTGTCTCTCACCCGATCTACAGCAGCTGTGAAAGCGTAGTAGTTGATGTCCAAAGCTCGGACTTTGAAGTAAGAATAGACTTCCGTCTTCC